TTTCCGTACTGCCCGGTCAGCGCCTGGATCATCTGCAACGCCTTCGCCGAACCCGCAAAGAATCCGCGATCCTTCGTCAGGAGTTCGATGTAAACCGGGTACCGAAGTTCGACGGCCATTAGATTCTCGTCCTCAAGAAATTACCGAAGACCTCAGCGCCGCTACGCTGTAGCCACTGCTGTGATTCCATAACCGCCTTGCCGAAGATCGGGCGAGGCGGGATATAGTAGCGCCCCGCAATGGTGCCACGCTTGTTGCCGGGGCCGCCGCTGACCGTGCCCATCTCATTATAGAGCATCATCTTGTAGGGAGAGCCAATGACCGCCCAGCCAGCAGACTTATTGACGCGCTTCTCAACGGTGTCCCGCAAGAACCCATCCCGGTCCAAAGGCCTATTCTTTGTGTACCCCTTCTTCTTCCGATCTTTCTGTGTACTGTCAGCCAATGGCCGCATCCATATCGGGTATGTGAACTGCATCACCGGCCACCGCCCAAAGCTGATATAGATTTCTTTGTACATGCGGTGCGCCATTTGCTCGATCATGTCGTGACTGGCAGCAGGGAAGGCCGTTTCGACCCCCTTCATGAACACCTCAAGACCCAAGAATGGATTTATCATGGCGCTGGCACCGTCAGGTTGAACTGCCCCGTGGGTGCCGGGTTCAGCAGCCCGTTCGCCCGAGCTATCCGGCCCCACAATGACGGGTCTTGGTAATACTGAGACGCCATCGAGAACAGATTTGGGTTCACGGTCTGGACCTGCTGCGCGGTCTGCGGGGTAGGGTTTAAAAGACTTGTTGCCTGATAAGCCGTATTCATGCCGTCGCTGACCGCCGACTGCGTTGTGGCGTTTGGAGTGAGTCCAGCGGTGGCACTGATAGACGGCGAAACCAACCCGAATACCGATCCTACAGCGGCCACCACCGGGGCAGAGTAGTTGCCCAGACCAGCCACCTGAGACAATGCGCTGATGGCTGGAAGCTCCGCCGCCCCGAAGGACAGGATGGCAGCAGGGGATGCACCACCAGCAAACATCTGCCCTGCGGTAACGGCATAGCCCACACCGTTGAAGATGGCCTGCTGCAAGGGTTGTGGGATGTTCGCCACCAATCCTCCGAACTGCCCCAACAGCGTGCCCGTCATGCCGGACAACGCCGAGAACAGACCGCCCATCGCACTCGGGAAGATGTACCCGTTGGCAGCTCCTGCACTCAGCAGGTTGAGTTGCCGCGCAAGGCCGCCCAGAAGTGCTTCAGCGGCAGGCGCTGCGTTCACATAGGCCGATACCCCACTCTTGTCCTCAATGATGATGAGAGAGATGGTATATGGCACCACCCATTGATTCTTGGGTTGCATCAGGAACTGCGTGATGACGCCCTTCAATTTGAAGGTGGAATACTCAACATCCACTTCGACACCCTTGACCCGAAGCTGGTCGATGGCGGAAGCATAATAGAATGCGTTGGTGCCTAAAAATGTACCTTTCCAGCTAAGGGGCGCGGGAAACGCACCGAAGCTTTGCGAGGTACGAATACCACCAGGGAATTGATGCACTGCAACAGCCTGGATACCACCCAATGACTGAAGCAGTTGCGGTATCGAGAAATCCGCGAAAGCGATCCCACCAATCGTCAGCGGGGCGCTTCCGGTAAAGCCTATCGGCGACTGAACGGTGGAGGGCTGATTGATGACCTGGCTTGCAGCATTGGACAGTGCTGTGTTTTGAAAAGACGCCAGTGACCCTATCGAAAAACTCTGTGCCATCTGGTTCAGTCCTTCCTATAAATGCGGCCCGTTTCCCATTCTATACTGTTGCCCTCAGACTCCGCCGAGAAGAATATGAATGCTCTCCGTTGAATAGGATCAAGAGCACGATAGTCATCAAGTGATAAACCAAACTTGATGCACATCGCCATTTCTCTAAAGTCTTGGTCCTCAAAAACTTTTTCGTATGACCGGCAGGTCTGCCTCCCCTACTGGCGGCCAATAGGTCGAATAGGAGGCCATGATGATGTCTTCACCGGCATCACCCAGTTGGTTGGCAATCGCCTGGACTGCAATTTGGTCCTGCGGCAAAGCAACCGTCTGCCCGTCAATCGACCGGACATAGAATATCGCCTTGAGGAAGCCCATCATCACACCGCTGGGAATCCCGTCTCCCAGTAACCGTGCCATCAACGTCATGGTGCCCACATTTGGCGGCCCCATAACCACGATCTTCCCGTTCGGCAGCAAAAGCTCCACCTGCCCATTGGGTAAGTCTGGCGCTCCGGCACGTCCGGCAGCTTCCTCAAGAGGAGTCTGTGGGGCACCTTCACCCAGATGAATCCCACCATTGCTCGCTTTTACGGTACGACGTATTTCAGCCATCATTATTCTCCTGGTGTGTCTTATGGTTTATTCAATGCCCGGCGACGTGCCGGGCGATACAACTCAGTAGCCAGACAGGGCGTTGTAGGTACCAATCAAGCCCTGCAAGGATGGGATCAGCGACGTGACATTGGATGGCATCGAAATGCGATTGAATGCGAACTCAAGCGTCTGAGTCGTTTCCCGGATGCCGTCGAAGTTGCCGAACTGTGGCCGACTGAATACCGCACCCTGGAAGTTGTAAGCATCGACGGTCATATCACGATTCATGACGTTGACCTCGATGTTCCAGTGCGGAAGGATGCCCTGATTGTAAAAGGCATTCATCAGGTTGGCGAACACCGAAGTCATCGCCCCATTGTACCGGGTGAATTCCATCGTACCGCTCGCACCGTTCGGGACCGCCTCGTACAGCGGCAAGCCACCACCCGTAATAGGGGTGATCTTGAGCTGTTCAAAGTCCATCGTCGCCTCGACACGCATAAGATGCCCAAGGGAGACGGCGGTGAACTGGTCACCGAAATCATTCGATATGGTCAGGCTAATGTCGGTACCAATGTTGTAGCCGTTGATGTTCATCGTTGCCATTTCAATGTCTCCTTTAAGCCAGCGTCGCGCCAGCACTGGTGCTGCTAGTGACAACAGTCGTGCCGCCTTGGAGGGCAAGAACGAAGAACCGGGCACTGGACAGATACCGGACCTGAACCATCGCATACAGGTAGTGCTGTGCAATACTCTGTGGGGTGTTGATCCCGAGACCTGGGGTTCCATTTGCGCTGAATTCACAGGTAATCAGATACCCGTCGATCATCGACCCTTCCATCGGGCTCAGGAACTGTTTGAGCGATTGCCGGATAGCCTGACGCAAAGGATCGTTCGGCCCCTGCCCTTGCAGCTTGTCCACATACAGCCCCATCGTCGCCCCGAAAGAGTCCGACAGGAAGTTCGTCATGCGGGCATATTCGACAACACCCTCAGCCTGTAATGCAGGGTTCATCAGCGCGGTAGTGGTAGCCTCGCGGATGCCGAAGAACGCGCCGCCTGGGCATGGGTTGGATATGAACATGACGCCCGCGTTGGCCAGTTCACCGATCTCCGCATTGGAGTAGGGAACTGTGCCTGTGTATGGACTGTTGCGCTCAGTACCGAGAACCCCGTATACCGCCTTGTTGCCGGGATTGAACTGTGGGCCAAGGGCGGCTGTGCGGCCACCGATAAAGGCGTATGGCAACAGCAACCGAACTGTCTTGTTGATGGGGTCGAACCAGTAAATGCTGTCTTTGCAGTAGCTGAGATTGCCGTCCTCGATGCCCAACGTCTGAGCCTGGGTAACGGCTTCTGCTGTGGTTGTTCCAGTCGGGAATGCGAACATGCCCCATGTTCCGTTACCATCCAGAAACGCCTGAAAATTAGGGGCTACCGTTTGATCGGTGACACCAGACATCCAGGCCACACTCAAAGGCGGGTTCACGTCAGAGAAGGCTTGGATGCCGGTGAATGGATAGGTCAGGTTCTGCCCCAGAAGAGTGGTCGCCGTAACGCCAGTACGCCCATCAGTGCCACCGGTGAAGGCAAACGATCCAAGTACAGGCACCGTGCCAGCAGCCGCTGTACCAATGGTCGCCGTAACGATTGAACTCGGACCGCGCACATTGGAGATGCCACTGGTGATCGCTGTAACCAGGCTTGTCCAGAATGTCGCGTTTGGTATGTTCGGGTAGAGTTCAGGCTGCAATCCGCTGAAAGGGACAATGGCAACGGTCGTAGTGCTGCTTCTGGCACCCAGAGAAAGGGTTACCGCGAACTGGTTGCCGAGGGTGCCGGTGCTCACCGCCGTTAATGTGGCACCCAGAACTGCTCCACTCGTCTCAAGGCCTACAGAAGAGGCGGTATCCGTACCATCAGACACCCGCACGCCCCAGATTGCCAGAGAGCTGTTCTTGCCCTGTTCAAAGGCCACGGCCATGTCGGTAGGTAGATCGTAAGGATCGGCCAGCGCAGCGGGGGTGATCGTTCCGAAAGCGGCGCTCGCCTGGGGGGCGTTGCCACAGAGCGCGGGCTGATTTACCCGACCCCATGAAGCAGTACCAACGATGCCCGCAATACTGGTCGGTACCCCACGAATGTAGGTCGGCGGATTAAGCTGCTCGATATATAGCCCATCAGCAGTGAGGTTCGCCGGATTAAAATTGTTCTGGGAGATGATATTTGGCATCTTAAAGCTCCTGCTGAATAAGCTGGGTAACTAGGACTGGGTAAGTTACGCTTGGCTGAACAATACCATATTCGCAACCTATTACAAAATCACGCCTGAACACGTCCTGCATGGTGTCTTCCTCAATGGAAATATCATCTTCCAGCAAAATTCTTCCCCATGTTCCATCAGGAAATTGAGAGCCGAAATTTACCTGTTGACTCGAAAATGCCATCTCTACCGGGTCACACACCTGATCCCGAAGATCGGGACTGTTGGCCCATGTAGTTATTTGAACCTGTCTCATGACTCGACGAATTTCGGTCATATTGTTAAATCCGTTCGCGGCAACCATCGTGAGCCTGATCGCAGCCGTTCTGTTGTTCTGTATCTCGATGTCACCAGACCCAAGATATGACGCAACAATGCCCTGCATCCCACCACTCTGAACGGTGCCTGACGTACTGTAAACTGTCGTAGCATCCGTATTTATGGCGTTCACGAAACCATTGCAAAGATCATCCAGCGTGCCGCTTTGCGCCACCGTGTATGTGGCTCCTTGCGTGGGTCCGCCACCATAAATGTTCAGTCCCAGGGTGTCGCCAGATATCGGTGATCCGGATACCAGGATGCTTCCGCTGGATGCCGCCCCGATGGTAGCCGGTGCCGTAACCGATATATCACTTGCCATCGCCACGGCATCCAATGCGGGAAAAGGCATCCATCGCGTCTTGTCTGGTGCAATTCCATGATCGTAAACAGAAATCAAAAGCCCGCTACGTGCCACATTCTGTAATGCCCGGACTGGCGGATAACCAACCCCAACTGTCACATTCATCCCGGAAGTCACCAGCGCATTCTGCGTTATGGATACGATCAGGTTCTGAACGTCGCGCCATGTGGCCATCGTTATGCCCTGTCGATCTCAAATTCAAGACTCATTTGCGAACCAACGAAACCAGCCTCCTGATGCCAAGGGTTGATGACCACAAAGCGACTTCCTTCATACGTCATGAGCCGGTCACCCTGTCTGAAAGTAAACCCTTCAAGAGGTGGGACATAAACGTACCATTCCGCATATCTCGGTATGCCCGGAATATCACCACCAAACTGCGGGGCACCGAAAGGCCGTGCGCGAACCATAAATCCAGCCGGTATCTGCGCCGGGGTATCACCGGCAACACCAAGGCTAAATACTCCATTTTTTAGAACAACGGGCTGCGCTGCTGGAAGCGTCGTATTGTAATATCCGTTCGTGTCGGTACTTTCCGCCGGTCGGTAGGCCGTAAGCATACGGTCAAGACGCGCACCAAAAGACTTTTTAACCGGACCATGAGACGCAACACAGAACCCATCGAATTGGCTCGTGGAATAATCCACCAGCGTTGCACCTTTGCCGTAATATGGGTCCGTCTGAATCCACACGTCCCCAAGTTCTAAAGGCGTCAAGTCGGCCACCAGATTAAAAAACATGGTGCTCATGATCGTGGTGGATTCCAATCCGGGGTCACTACGCAGCACCTTGCGGTACACCGGATAATTTTGGAATATCTGATTGGCAGGATCGAGCCATACACCATTTGACGCCTTGTTCAGCCGGTAGATGGAGCCAGGCTGACCAAGCACCCCCGCCGCCTGCCCGCGCCCGAAGTCTATCCTGCCCTGAATAAAGGCATAGAATGAACGCGGGACGGCTGGACCGGCAGCGGCCATCGGTTATCCTTTTTTCTTCGGCGAGGGTTTCCCGCCGATCTTCTGCAATGCGCTCATCTGCTTTTTCGCCTCACTGGACGCAGCCGTCCGTCGAGCACGATTGGCCTGAATTTCCTGTGCTTCCTTCAGCGTGCGAAGATCAGACTCAGCCTGCCATCTGCGCTCCATTGCCGACATACGTGGTGCTGCGATTGCTTTTGCCATCACGGCCTCCTTACTTCTTCATCTTCTTCAACGTTTTGGCGAGACCAATCTCTTTCGCCAATCGCGTGTTCCCGGTCTTTTTGGCTCTTTTCTTTCCCGCCGCCAACTTCTTCGCTGGAATCTTTTGCCCAGGCTTCACACCGAGGGCTTTGTGTAATGCGCCGGGGCGCTTACCAACCGCCGCCTTGATCCAGTTCTTGCCCTTGCTCATGGTGTCGTCCCCTGCAAGAAGGCCCATACCTGCCCAGCCGTTAATACCGCACCAGCCGAGATGAATCGCACCGGGTATTCCCAACTGAAGATCCCGCTTTCCGCACTCGTACTCAATGTAATCGTCCCAAGCGTTACGATGCCGGGATCAGTCATAGCGGTCGGCGCACCGTCCGTATTCGCCCCATAGATCGTGACAGGGCCGGCAGCACTATTCAGCCCGGACACCATGACGCTGAACCGAGAGAATTCATGCGAAGGAATCCACGGGCCTTGATAGGTGCCTGATTCATTCTCAAGCAATCGCGCACCGATAGATCCGGGCCCCACAAAGCCACTGTTTCCGTAAAAGAAGATGCCTTCAGCCATGTGCTTATCCTCAGTAAAACCGTGTCGGTCGTGCAGACCGGAGGTTTGTTCTTGCGTTCGGGTTTATCGGAACGTCTATAAATTCTGCAAGACGAAGCTGCCAGGTCGTGTACAACGAGAAGCGTTCTGGCAGCTCAGTCTTCCGGGCTGTCCACACATCAGCCTTGCTGGTGGAAAGATCGCGGGACGCTGTTGCATATTCCGTTTCCAGATAGTTCAGGATATTCAGGTATCCCCATATACTCGTGACCCCGTCCGTCTCAAACATCATCGGGTGCAACGCTGAGCCGTCAGCCGTGATGGATGGTGCCAGGTTTCCCGTCCACTCGACCGCCATCGTGAACGGCAACGGGCTGGTAAACGCTATCTCGGGGATTGGAACCACCGCATACGAAAAGCTACCGGTACCGAAAGGGGCCACGGCTTGAATCTGGGCCGCCCGTAATGGGGCGCTCAGATTTGCTGCCTGCGCCAACAACCCGGCGATTACCAATCCGTTGTTCGATCCAAGATATGAATTGGCAAGCTGTGCGGGGTTCGGCGGAATGTCTCCTGCATTGATCGTGGCCGTAATGGACACGGGGGCTGTCAGCAGTCCGCCGGAGAAGGTCACCGTGTAAGTAGACCCGATAGTGGGCGACGGGCCGACAAATGCCAGCGCCGCATAAGCCTGTCCGGTCAGTCGGGCCTCTTCATCGGGGGCCAGGTTGTTCATGCGCCACTCAAGGAAAGCAAACGGCTGGTAGTACCGATAACTTGCAGTGCCAGCCGCCAGTGTTCCGCCAGTAGTGGAGAAGTGAAACAATCCGCCCAACGGGTATCGCAAGTGCCGCCTGATATTGGACTTTTGCGACAGGATCAGGGCCATCTCAGCCCCGGTCAACCATAAACGCTGACCCGCAATGAGGGCAATTTATGACCGCGGTATCATCGTCGTCCACCATCTCTTCAATGTCCTCACACTTCTGGGCCTGCAAGATGGATACAAGCGACTTGTCCACCAGTCTCTGCCCATAGAAGAAGCTCAGAAATTGACCGTGGATCACCGCGCTAAAATCACGCTTCGCTACGAAATAGCTGATGCGCTGACGGACCGGAACGGGTACAGGTAACGGCGCAACCTCTTCATGCTGAACCTGTCGGGACTCCCGATTGGTTGCCGATTCGACTTCCGGCTGGGGGGCCACTAGTGCCTCCCGCCGCTTCGCCGCACGCTCTTTAAGCGCCATCTTCGTTTCAAGACGGGTCGCCATTACATCACCGGCATACCCTGAGTTACCAACGCCAACACGGTGGCATAACTCAGGTCTTTAGGGATACCGTACCACAGGGGGAAGTTCGCGCTCCCCTGGATGAAGTTGAAGTTGTTCAATGGGATGATGGCACCCGATCCGCCAGCCATCTGGGTGATGGCCAACGCAATAGCGGTCGTGCCAGCATTCCAAGTAATCGTGCTGAAATTGCCGACACTGCTAGGCTGGGAAATCTGAACATCACCACTCGGAAGAACTTCAGCGGTAAAGCCGAAGTAATCGAGTTCGGCATTGGCGTTCACCGCGTCGGCGATGATGGCCGCCACCTGGGCAAGCGTATCACCGCTGACCGTGTTGACCGTCACAGCGATAGCAAGACCGCCCAAAACCCCGTTCTGAATGGACAGCGTGCCGGTCCCGGTCGCTGTCGTCCCGGAAGGCACAAGTGACCCCGTAGAGGCCACGCGAGGCGCAAAGTCATCCACCAGTTCGACGGGAGACACGGCATGCAGCCCATGCCCGGACGCTACGTTCGGGGAGAAGTTTGGAAGCAGCGTAGGCTCAAGCTTGTTGCCGCGAGGACTGCGCCGCTGTAAAGGAAAATCTGCCATCTTAACGCCCCTTTGTCATACCCTTGCCACCACGCGGCACGCGACGTTCATTCGCATACCGCGTTTTGACGCGATCCAGTTGCTGACCCATACCATGAACCTTGTCCCAATCAGGAACAAACATATCATTGTATGATCCTTCGTGTAGCTTCCCGACCGTGGGGGCCTTAGCCAGCTTCCCACTCATGCCGCGATGCTTCACCTTAGCCGCCCTTGGCTTTCTTGCCGTACTGGAGAGCCTTCACGTCTTTGGGCTTCCCGCCAGCCATCACGTCAGCATAATGCGCCGCCGACCGACCGCCTCCAAGAACATCAAAACGCTTCATGGGGGCTTCCACTACGCCATCACCGGGCACCTTCATGGAAGGCTTGCAGGGACGCAGACGCTTTACAGTAATCGTTTCACCAGAATTAGAACGTGCCATCTTGATTCTCCTGTTTTCAATCAGCCCTTTCAGGGTGCATCCCGGCAGTGAGCCGGGCGGTTCTTCGTGCCTTAACCAGCGTGCTCGATGACCGATGCACGCTTGTACAGGGCGTTCGATGCAGTCGGGATGATGTCAGTGGTGGCCGTGATGTCGGTCGGTACCGCAAAGCCGCCGATCCAGGTCCAGGACATCGAAACAACCTGCTGCAAACGATCCAGCGGGGGCCGGACAATCTGGGCAACGTCATTCACCAGCATGACTTTGCCGATGGGCTCGAAGCCTTCCCGATTCAGCCACATATCCAGACCTTCAAAGTTGCCCTGAATCAAAGCCTCAGCACCAACAATGATCGGACGGCGAACGGTGACATTGACACCGGCAGCCACGTTCGGACGCTGCACATAAGCCTCAGTGGTGGGGATGAACTTAACACCCAGCAAGGAAACAATGTCGGCAGACTGGTATTCCTGGGACATATCGCGGCCAGCAAACAGCACCTTGAAGTCCTGATCGGAGAACAGGGCACGCATGGAGCTGTTGTCCAGGATGCAGCGATAAGCACCGTCATCCAAAGGAGGAACCGCGTTGTTGCGCATGTCCGCTACAGCATCCAGGATCAGGGACAGGGTCAGCACATCACCGGCAGTCAGCAGGCTGGTGTTCTGCTTGCCACCCGGACGGTAGATGCTCGGCGCATTCACGGCGATGATGGAATCACCGTTGATTGGGGCACCGGAAGCGGTGAAGGTCAAAGTGCCGCTGATACCATCACTTTTACCAGCGATCACGCCGGGGAAGGTGGAGGTATTGGTGGCATCAGGGGTTGCAGCCACAATAGTCAGCATCTGGTTGATGCCAAGGCCGGAAGGACTGTCGGCATACTCATAAGCGATCAGAGGATTGGCGCTGGAGATCGGGGTAACCACACCATTGACCAGAACCGTCTGGAAGCCGCGCAAATCATTGACGTGGGCGGTGGTGGTGGTGGAAGCGCCGCCAGCGGTGGTGACAACCGTATTGCCGCCGGTGTAAGCCGCGAACAGGTACAGTTTAGCCAAACGCTCCAGGGTCTGTGCAGCCTGAACACCGTTATTGCGGCTGTAGGCGATCATCTGATCAGCGATGCCTGCAAGTTCCTGCACCAGGTTTACGTCAGCAGACGCTGCATAGTTCGCCAAGGTCAGGGTGTACTGCTCAATCGCAAAGTCCTGGGGCGTCAGCGAATTGTCAATGTTGACGTTGATGGAACTGGGCGAAAGACTGAAGGGCACCGGAATTGCGCGGCCCTTACGAGTACGGGTAATGGTGTCGCCGATACGTGCATTGACCATTTCGAGTTCAGCACAGACACGGTACGCCAGAATGGAATCAAGGCCTTCTTCAAACTCCCGGTCCAGCATGTTCGTCTGGAGGGTGGCCTGCAAGGCGGTGGGGAATGCGGCTAAGGAATTGCTCGGCTGTAGTGCCATTAGATATCTCCGGCTTTGGTTGGTTTCAGTCCACGTCTAATACAAGCAAGACGAACTTATGGAATGGTTCCTGACCACCGTTGGCACCTGGCCGAGCGATAAAACAGACTACATGAAAAACAGTATGAACAATATCAAAGCAATGTCAATACCTCGAACGCATCTTTGTGAGTAATGCCTTCTTATATGCTTCATATTCCTTTTTCGGCATACTCTTCACATCGGTTGTTGGTGTGCCTGGCGCGGCGGCTGGTATCGGGGCGGGCGCACCTGGCTTTGCCGGAGCAGCAGGGGCAGCCGGGGCGGGGGCAGCGGCGGCTGCTTTGTACAGAGAAGGTTTCGCCGCCTTATGCGCTGCAACCAGATCGGCAAGCTCGCCATCATACCCATCGGGGATCTTGATAAGCGATGCAATGTCGGCGTCCAGGATGCCCTCGGAAAGCGCAATGCTTTTCAATTCTGATCGGGTCACCTTTTCCGTATATTCAGCCCGGATTTTCACGGCTTCCTGCTGGGCAGCTTCCGCCAGCTCTTTCCATCGCCCTTCTTCAGCCAGCTTGCCATCGTTTATGACCTTGAGCTGTTCTTCAAGGGCCGCCTTGGCCGCCTGCTCTTCGCGCAAGGTCTTCCGCCACCGGGCAGCTTCTCCATTTGCATCGCTCATTTCCTGGGCGGTGTAGGTCTTGGCCATATCCGGAGCGGTCGGTGCTGCTGGCGCGGAGGGGGCCTGAGCGGCAGGTGCCGTCGGGGCAACATCTACGGGGGCGGTTGGGGTTCCGGCACTTGCTTCAGTTGACATTGGATTCTCCTGTGGGTACGAGTTCGAGTTTTGGCTGTAACTTCGGGGTTGGCGGCATCAACCATGCCCGCCGTATATTGTCGATATTTCCTTCAAGGTTATATCTGGACGCCCAGACGAATGAATCCATCGCCAGGGCCATGCGAAGCTGTTCATTACCGGCTATCGCGCGGATGCTTTCGATCCACTTGTCCACCTCATTCTTTCCGGTTGGAATCAGTGGACCTTTATTTTCTGTGTAAGGCTCAACCGCCGACGCGACAACTGGAACACCGATAGAGTTCCATTCGATCAGCTTGATATTGCTCTTGCAGCGGTTGAATGCGTTATCGCGCAATGGTGCTACGGCCAGGTCCACATAGAGCGATGATAAGAAGTCCATCCACTTTGGCGTCGGTACCCAGTCACGAACAACCCTGTAGGCCCACTTTTCAGCATCCTTCGGTGCATCACCGATGAATATCCAGTCTACAAGGTCAGCCGTTCCAAAGACGACCTTTTTGAGCACTTCCAAATCTTCCTTGTGGAAACCGCCACCGGCCCAGCACACCCGGAGCCGGTCGTTTATGCGCGGCTTCGGAGCCTGATAAAACCTTCCGGATATGAAGTTCGGAAGTACGGCTGACGATACCTTGTACCTGCTTCTGAGGTGCTTCGCCAATGGCAGCGTTGAGCACACGATGCGATCAGCCATGTGTACCAACTCATTGAACCCATTCAACTGTTCCTTTGAGAGTCGCGCCACGGTAGAACCTGAAGGCATCCACACCAGGTCATCCATATCCACGATGAGCGATGCGTCTGGCTGGGCCTTTTTGTATCCCTTGAGGTCTCTTATCTGTGCCGCCTCATACTGTCTCTGCACAATGATCCGGTCCGGCTTCATGCTGAACAACTCTTGCGGCTGAACGTAGTTGAATGTCGCTACGGGTATCACACCACCAGATTTGTGCAGGGCCTGCGCTGGCTGAAGCATCCGGTAATGCCCACATGCGAACTGATCAGCCGGGTGCAGCAGAAGGCGGAAATTGTCGGCCAATTCTTTGCGTCGAAGCATCTTTAATGCGATTGATTCCTGGGTCATTTTTTGTTTTCCTGTTTTGGCACTTCAACCTTTCCTATCATCTGGCCTTCTGAAACTACCGCGCCTAGCGGTACCAATGGATAGAATATCCCATCGGCGGGGCTTTCGACATGATATTGAAATTTCATCGCTTCCATCATGAACAATACATCACCTTCTTCAACCGTATCTCCTGCCTCACAGTTAATCTGCGCGATTGATCCAAACATGGGGCTTTCTATTTTGTAGTGCGCCATTACGCGACTCTCGCAAATTCGCCATACAACTCATGGGCAGCACGGCAATAGACTTCGTGGGCGAGTTCTGGTGTGGCGTAGTATCCGAGACTCTTATTCTTGCCATTCAGCACGATTTGTGCCGTCCATTTTTGGTCTCGCTTATTCCAACCAACCCCCTTGAAACCGGAGGTATTGTTTTCTTGTGCCCCTCTGTTCATTAGGTTTTCTGAATTCGTACAAAGCCTCAATTCCGACTTGCGATTGTCTAGCGTCAAGTGCTGGATGTGGTCTACCTGTTCACCGGGCTGGGCACCCATGATAAGCCGGTGCATTCGCAGCGTTGTCCGTTTGCCATCCGGCTTGCGGATATCGGTCGCGGCGTAAAATGATTTCGTGTTTGGGGCCCACGCCGCGTGCCATTTATGCTGGGAAACCAGGCTATAGTCTTCATCGTCAATCAGCGCAACTTGGCCTTGTGTTAATGGTATTTCAATCATCAGATTCTCCAATCTGGCTCCGGGAGGGTGTTGCGGCAGCCTGTGGAGTACAGGTTTTCGGGATCAAACCTAGCCGCAAGTCGATTATATACGACATCAAAAGACATTGTAATCAGGCTCGCGAAAGGATACCTGAACGCTCGGTGGCGTCCCACAATGGATAACGATCACCAATCCTTCTTCTGAATAACATCCAATCGGCCATGATCCCGTAAAGCACGATGGTTGCCTGAATAGCGGTCGCCCTGAACCAGACAAAACCTCGAAAAGCCCACTTGAGCCCTGAGAGAAGATTTTTACGCTGTGAAGCTCGCATCCACGGCGAGCAATGCGCCATACGCCATTTGCGTCAACCTGGGTTCCGCGCATACATGATCCAGGTTCTGTAGCGCTATACAGATCAACAAGGTCATATGGAAATGTTCCCCAGCCCATCAGTCGTTAATCAATACTGGTTTTTTGCGCATAGGATTTGCTTCCCATACGATAGTGGCCACTGTAGGGATACCATCGGTACCGCCGTGGGCGACAACGGTGAGGCCGTGGTGCATACCGACTGAGAGGGTCCACATACCAAGTTGTGAGGCACCACTGAAGAATACTCGGCGGCCATTAGGGGCTCCTTTTGGTGCGCTACCAACCTTCGGAAAGAATACCCCGACAGATGCGTCGTACCCATCGTAAATCTCAAAAACGCCACTCCCACTATGGGTGCAAGCGATACCCCGTAATACACAAGGGCCGATTTCAAGTTCAAAGATGCCCTTCTTGTCCACCAAAAAGCCTTTAGAACCAATCTCGGGTTTCGGTACTTCCGGCCTGTAAATGGTCAGCGTCTTGTCTTGACGATATATTTCAGCCATTTGTGGCGTCCTCTTGCTGAATCTCTTTGAGTATCCTTTGCAGGGCCTCCCGGTGTTGCTCGTCAATTTTTGCGAGCCGATCCTTGCGCACACCTGTGGAAGCCTTGTTAACAGCGTCCGCGAATACCTGAGACTCACGCTGTTCCTGCGTCGTCTTTTTGTTGGGAAACAGGTTGCGCCAACAAGTATCGGTTCGTGCTGGCCAATACTGATAATTCACCCGATGAAAGAAACGTAATACTATGTTTATAGGGTTTCTTGCAGAAAACCGTTTGATTGGGCGGTGTTCCTTGAACAGCATGCACGCGGCATGGATCGTCAGATGTTTTTTGTAGAAAATGAACTTATCCAGGTTATCGACAATCATGCTATTGATGGCCCCACGCTTGATGTTCACCAGTTTCACCCGCTCAGGCCTTGTTCCCATCTTCCATGAAGCAAATTTACCGCGATCCATAAACACGATTTTGTAAATGGCCATGTTCAACATCAACAGGTCGCCATCCTGATATTTTCGTTCCATCAGTTATATTCTCCTGGTTTTATCGGCCACGCCATTTGTCCGGCTTGGCCTTGTATTGACGTTCAGCAGCCCTGCGCTGCCTTGCACTGCTTCTGTTTCGCAGTTCCCTGTTCGGACTGTCATCCACGATCTGCTGTGCAGCAGTGGCTTCGTCTGGCCCCGTCTGCATGGATGATCGATTCCCTGCCGCTCCGTCCGCCGATCCACCAGCGGTCGCTGCTGATATCACCGCATCCGATCCGGGGATGTCGCCTTGGCCACCGGACTGATTCAGCACGGCCAGATCCAGGTACCCGGCAAGGTAGTTCTTCAGCTCTTCGTCATCCAGGACCATGCTCTGCTGGAAAGACATGATAGCCTGCCCCAACTGCGCGGCCTCGCCCGCCGTCGCCAGATATGGTTTTGGCCAGTCGATGACCAGCGATTCCAGAATCTCATCATCGAATTGCGCTAACCCATAATGGCGATAGATCAGCAGAATCGAGCGAATCAAATTCATGAGTCCATTATCGCCATAGGATGTACGAAGCTCATAAACAGCATCCAGGGCTTCCTGATCGAGCATTTCCATCGCCCGGCCACTCATCGGGCCGTGCATCTGTTCCAGGTCCTTCCTCGACGCGCTGACCAGCTCCAATGCCAGCTTACGAAGCTTATCGACGTATTCCAGGCCCGCATCAATACCGCGACCAGTCATCTCAAGCAGTTTTGCATCACCGGCACCTGTCGAGATTCCGTCATCATTCTTGGTCCCGGCTGAAACGTAGATGGTTTGCACGGCTGATCGGACTATATCCTCGCTGTCATCATCGTCAGCCGACCCGATTATCACAAGCTGTGGCGCTGCATTGTACCGCACGGCACGGCCAATCTGGGACAGGGTATAGTCGATCTCGATGGAGGTGTTCGCGGCGATCTCCCACGCACACTCCCCATCAGGGCCATTCATGGACCCCATATTCGTAATCCATATCGCGGGGATGATGCCGCCGGGGTTCTCAATACTGTACATGGGCCGGAGTTCTTCCTGCGGCGACACAGGGTTCCAGTCTCTGGTACTGATGGGGAAATAATGCGTGCATTCAGACGCCTCGATGTCCTGCACAACCCAGTACAATTCGGCGGGGTGAACATCTTCGGACTTTATCTGATCGAACAGTGGGGCCCCATCTATATCCAGGGTTGTTTTCAGGTTCTGAATGATGTCGCAGCCCTTCGCCGGGTAATGCACGCGCAGCTTCACCAGATTGTTATAGGCATCGAAGTATGGTGTACACCAGTCTGAGCGCCAGACATCAAGGGCGACCGCTCCCTCTGGCGATACGCGGAATGTGATGGCCACCGATCCCACCGACCCCAAATAGGTAGCCTGGATCATCTTGCTGGATATCCCGCCACGCGACACGATCTTGTCAATAATCATGTCGATCGTGATGTCATCCGTGCGGATAATGGGAAAGTGACGCCCAGCAAACAACTTGCGGGCAGACTCTTTTGAGAACATCTGAATGAAATTATAGGGTGCCGATGGTCGGCGCTCAATGATCGGGATCATGTGTGCTGTTGCAGCGGGTCCCGTGGTTTCATCATAAAACGCTGCTGAGAGGTGATCGTAAAGACTCCCGTCAAGGATGCTGTTCAGAACTCCCAGGCGATAGAAGCGACTCGACTGCTTAACCCATGCTTCAAACGGCATCGTCTCTGCAAGTTTCTTCAGCATTCCAGATTCCCTTTCTCAGCGTGCATACAACGAGGCCATAGGATCACGCAATCGCGCTTTAGGCTTGTTCGCTAAACTGTTCAGCATCGCGGCCCGACTGATCGCATGCACGGCCATCGAGAGGCTCATGACGCGGTCATCAAAGCATCCGCTCTGTGCCGCCAACTTGCCGTCATCTTCCACGAAGGTCTGTAACTCAGCAATCAGCGATTCCGAGTAGATCGTGATATCGTTTGCTAGCGCATTCCTCAGCATGGCGATCATGCGCGGCTTGGATGACAGCGTCGTCATCGTTCCCATCTCATGCTTTTCCCGATACACCCGCTCTCGTGGCACCGTTCTCGCCTTTATAGCACGATCCAGCCCGGATACCACAACAAGGCCGTGATTATTCCGCTCCGGATTCATCATGGCCCCGTTGAATCGGTTCGATAACCTAATCAGAACGTCTGTAAAAGTGTCCGGTTGCGTGCGATTATTGCACCACTCCCCAACCTGTTCCAGCGTTTCCAAGCAGATGATCTCGGCCACCGAGTTGTCCCGGCCCACGCCGCCGCTGATGTCGGCCCCGATCACATAGCTGAGGTCAGGGTCAGGGTGACCAGGTAACACGAACAGATGGCGATCATCCGGATCCTTAACCATCGTCTTCAGGTGGTTTCCCTTTTTGATTCGGGTGAAGAATGACGCACCGTCCGACTGGAAGCATTCATCCAGCGTCAGCGGGTATTGCTCCAGCATCGCCTGCATCGAGTAATCCATTTCGATGATCTTGTCCCGTCTCCATGCAAGCTGCTCAACATCGAGCATGCCAGACCGTAGCAATTCCGGTTCCCCAAGGTCTTCATCCAGGCTGGAAAGGAATCTCATTTGCTCATGCGGCGTCAGGAACTTGCGATATTCAGGCTCTCTGTTCCACGGCAGGAAGTGCATTTTGAATCCTTGCCCTTCAGACGCCCGCATGCAGGCCTTGTGGAACCAGTTGCCCACACCATGCCCGGTTGACTCTATAAAGATTTGCCCCGTCGATGGCACTGCCTGAAATAAACCCAGCAGCAACTGTCCCGCATCCTTCCACCGCGAGCACTCAGAAGCATGCAGGTTCGTTATGGTATCCCCCACGGCAAAGTCGGCATTGCCCGCCGTTCCGATGTAGAGGGTACTGTTTGTCTTGCGGAAAGTAATCTCATTGCTCGTATTCGTTGACAGGTCAGGCTTCAGGCCATCAATGTTGTTGAGCATGTACTTGATGCGGGATAGCAGGCGTCTGGTCGCTTCAGACTGGTGCGATACGATGACGCACCGCCGATTGTCTTTCGTCAGGCACTCAATGGCAAACCTCGCCAAAATGTACATTGAGACACCCAACTGACGCGCCTTTGGGATGATGTCCCGACCAGACAAAGACTCATCCAGCGCCACCTGATGTGGGTTGAGCTTGAACTTCACCTTATCCCCGTTTTTGTTGGGAATGTAGAACATACTCTCAATCAGAAAGGCTTCAGGTGACATTCTGCTTCACTTCAATCAACGCCGGTACACTGACCACAACAGCCTGGCTCTCAACCTGCTGAACCTTCCATTGCTCAAGAAGCGCACGAGCCAAGTCTTCAGCACTCATCGCCGTACTCGCCTCAGTCCCATACCTCCCAGTGATCTTGTGCCACTCCTTCGCAGCATTCAGCCTCACACTGTCGTTCTTGCTGTCCAATGCATCTCTGATGGCATCCACCGACTTCTCGTACAGGTTGCGCATGCGTAGCGTCTGTTCCGCTGCAACCTGCTCAAACTCCGCCTGAGCCTCTGCTGACCCGATGAACCGACGAACATATGCCTGCGTCTCCCCAGATTGCTCCGCTATCTCCGATACCGAAAAGGCTTGCAGCGAAAGCTCAAGTATCAATCGGTCAGTTGGGCTCATCCATTCACTCCTTGTCGATATGTACAAGTATCCATTAACAGTAGGCTATTTGTCCAATCGTCAATGTTGGAACCGGATTTTGGTGGGAAATTTTTTTTGAGATTCTCTATCGTACTATCCTTTTTGGTTGCGAACTCCATGTGGGGCTGCTCTTCTCTGCGGCGATAGGCTTCAGGTGAACGACCATCTCTTCTTGCCTATGTTAAGACCGTGTTGGAGTCTGGGTTTTGGGGATAATTCGGGATGGTGTCAGACATATAGTTATGCACAGGCCCAACAACGAAGGTACCCTGGGGTTATCCACATGGTTATCCACAGCATATCAACACGTTACACACATCTTACACACAAGATATGCACATATTCATACACGGACAATCAATAACATACATGAGTTATACATGCACACGATAGCGCACACGTACAGTATGACGTGCACACACATGATATACATATAGTAATCATACACATACATGACATACACACACATACACACATATATATAACTATATGATTATATACACTATCACTATGATGATGACGATAGCGCGTTATTGTGTATGGTGATTAGCTTATGTGGTGTATAGGGGCGGTCACGTCATGAGACTTGCTGATTTATAGTCACAAGGTCCACCCGTATAACGACAACATAATCAAGCGTTTATTGATCGGCATCAAACTTGGGCTAACCCTGGGCTAACCTGAAAATAAATACGCCTATTGTCTGATCCCTTGGCACGCACCTTGCTAGTCTTTCGGCTTGTGTATCGATAGCTCTTTTTTGGCCTTGAGATAGGCAGCGTGCGCCAATTCTGGCGTAGCATGCGTGCCCAAATTGTAGCGCTGGCATCGTATCTGTATCTGCGCAAGCCAACCGCCATTGTGCGCCGTGACGCCCTTGTATCCTGATTTTGCCGTGCGCCTTCTCGATTTGCTGGCTTCAGGGTGTGATGCTAGGAATTTCATCCTTGCCACTCTCAGCCGGGCTAGGTTATCCGCCTCTCTTGCTTCCTTGATAGCGCGCGCCTTGTCTGCCTCTTTCTGCCATAACGCCTTCTGGTGCGCCTTGCCAGATCCACGCCATGCGTAATCAGGATTAAGCCTATATGCGGTTGGTTCAGACGCCCGACTGACCCTCTCGATCACCTGCAATTTTCTCAGGCGTGAAAATGACCTGTTTACAGTAGCACGCGCCACCTTAAGCTCTGCTGCTATATCGGCCTGGGTGACCAGTAAGCCATTGTGATAATCAGCATGGGCGCAAATTGCTAGTGCAACGCGCATATCCACGGTGACCGTGAAGCCTGCCATCATAGTGCATAGCTTTTGTGTGATCGTGAGCCAGCCTTCAGCGTAAACATTGGGCTTTCCTTTCGTCTCTCGACTTTTCTTATATTTATCAACGTCTTCCGTCATATTATGTCAACCTTGGACAATAATCAATAAAAACAGCCGTGTAGCCTGATTTACATTAAAGCGAGTAACTTCCTATAGTGTTACACCGGTTGCATTTTCCAGTCAACAAAATCAACAAACTAGCAAATCTGCCCTATTATGATATCTATCCTCAAGATCGGAACTCCTTTCTATACCCTTTCAGGCCTGTCCCTTATGCACCTTGCTTTGCCTGCCCGTCGTCCGCACCAGATTTTAGGCTTCTGCACTGTTTGTCAAGCCGTACAAGCTCAAAATCAGAAGACAACAGGACGATGATTGTCGCCCTGAAGTTTGGGGCTCATTTTAGTCACCCGCTTTTCAGCCATGCTGATGCTGATACTAATCCGCTGATCCGCCAGCGCGAGCCATCGCCGAGTCATCGCGCCTCTTGCATGCTGCCCCTTGCATACTGCCTGGTGCTTGCCGCTGCCCTTGGCCGGTGGCGTGCATCTGTGGTGCCTGTAGTGCTGCTGCCATGCTCACCATAGACTGACAAGCGGTAGATACGCCCGGCATAGGTCTAGGCCTAGCTGCCACCGTGGCGGGCTTTTTTTAGGGATAACATAAACTTGCTTGTTGTGATAAGTATCTTTTGTGTGCCATTTAAAAGTTTAGTGCTGAGATACACAACAAACTGCTTGCGTCCTGATATGTGATGGTCTAGTCTTAGCAACATCAACACAACGCAACACAAAAGGAGATACGGACATGGGTGAATTTACAGACAGCGGCAGGCTCTTTACATCATTGCCGGATTTACGGGATCCGCTGAACGCATGCACGCTTCGCCACATTTTGCATCAATGCAAGAGTGCCAAGGCTGTTCGCAAGGTCATCAATCGGGAGATAGGCAAGGTGCGCAATTCTTACGATTGGGGATTCCTGAGCCAGGCTGAAGCGGTCAGCAAGCTTGATGTGATCCGTGGGGTGCTGTTATGAGCGCCGTGCATTTTTGGCAGTTGTTCTGCCTTGCGTTACTCGCTGCCCTGTTCGTCTCATTCTGGCTTGTCTACCGGTTGGAGGTACGCCAGCAAATCAAACGCGGTGAGATGGTGAACTACCGCACTGGCGACATAGTGGACACTCTGGACAGATACAATGAACTGAACCGTATTGCCGACGATTTGCATGGCTCTAACAGAGACCGGAGCCAATCCGCTTTTCACAATTGGCATTAAACGCCAGCCAGCCTATGCGCCTTTGGATAGGGTGCATACACGGGCAGAACCCGATAAACAGCGCGATTTGCGCACCTTACAGGAGATAAGCTAATGATTAAGTACACTTTGGACGTTCGCCAGTATCACGACAAGGTAAACGGCAATACATACTTTGCAGCGCGTGCCGATGATTTGTATGGCAATACAGTGCTCTACCTGCCTTTTCAATACGGCTATGGGTCACACGCTGAGCATGTGGCCGCAAAAGAACTTGGGTGTGACTTACAAGACTTGCGTGCATTTTATTCGGAGCACTCCCAAGCTTCTGTCAAATCATGGGGACATGAGATTAAAGGCCCGTACCGCGTCATTTTCAATCGTAAAGGGCAGACGGTCCAGACAATGCCGGAAGTATACAAGCTAATGGATACCGCGCGGGAGCATGACATAAAGGTCAAGGACGCCAGCGGAGTGGTATTTATTCAGCGCAAAGGGGTGCAATCATGAAAAACACCATGAGATGGCATTACGATATATACAGATATGGCATAAGGATTAGCAGGGGCATCCTTACCCGTGATTACGATACGGACGGGAAGCATATCCCTTCCTTGCAAGGGGCTGTCACACGGCAAGCAAAGAGGGCAGCCCGTGCATTGCAGGCGGATCATGTTGATATCTTCCTTCACTTCTCTTGTATGCCCGCAGGACCTTTTTTGACGCGCCACATAGGCATGATGGACGTACAGTCATGACGCCAGAAGAGCAAAAGCACTTAAGGCGCAAAGTAGAGGACTACCTGCGGAAATATTGTACATTGGCGCAATTGTTAGAGATTGCGCGCATTTTGGGGGTGAAATATGAATAAACAGATGGTTGGCGATTATATAATTTACGTTGAACCTAGCCCGTTCGTAAGCCGCACAGGGAAAACCGATATAACAATATCACGGCGTAGCGAATGGGGAAGGCGGGAACCGAACGGTAATCTCTACGCGCCATGCGTGAAGATGGCAGCTGAAGATTATTCTGTAATCGGTAGGGATACGTTCGTGCCTGATGCTATAATTGATTGCGCGAAAATGTTTTATTTAGAGGTTGAAGGGGAGGGCCAGACATGTGGGCATATATCGGCTTTACGGAAATAGAGATAACCAAGGCGCAAGCAGCAAGTATCGACTTCCCCGGCAGAGATTGTGAACCGGAAGTAAAGGAACTGTTACAAGTCCCAAAGATACGGCGCCAGTTTGCAAAATTTGACCCTAAAAAATTACGTGATAACTTGGCAGAATATGGCGCGTGGACAGACGAAGAATTGCAGGACCATGAACAGAATAAAATCCGCACCTTATGGCTAGCGTGTAGCAATATAAACGATGGGGAGGACTAACCAAGCAAGACCCACACCACAGGCAAAGTAAACGCGCTATGACCTAGCGCCACCACACCGCCCGCACTCTCACGAGTAGCGGGCATTTTGCGTCTGGACCTTGGCAGCTCAGGGACTAGACGCAAAAGCATCACCGGGCACTATAACGCGGGGCAGCCCGCGCCATGACGCCAGACATCCTAATCGATGCGCTGGCGTTTTTTATTGGTACAGGGAGGACTACAGGCATGGATACCGATTGCAGGCGCTCAGGACGCCATAGGAGGCGCGCAAACGACGCTGGTGCGGCATACCTACCACTACGCGCTCCGAACGCATTACATGGAACGCTAGGCACTATATCCAAATCCGCTAATGTTCCAGCTTTTCGCATTAAAGTACCGGGTGCGGGTGCGCACGTCATACGCCAGCGCATACACCCCCGCGCGTCATGCGCACCACGCACCCGCGCATACGTCATGCACCCGCGCACGAACACACGCAACCCACACACCACGCATATACTCACACATACACCCGCGCACCAGGGACGCGCCACGCAACCTGAAAAATTTTCCCGAAAAAATTCCTGGGAAAAAATCCCATACGCCCACGCAAATCACGGAGAAAACCATGAACAACTCGGACATTAGCGAAAATATCACCAAGTACCTTTCCACCGGAAAGCACACCTTCACCGAGATAGCGCGCAACTGCTTCCAATCGCTCAACTCCACCGCGGACGACATAGACGACACGATGGCCCAGCTTGAGCGCAGCAAGCTCATACACTACCTGGCAGCTACCGGATATTACGAGCTCGCAGAGCCAAAAACGTAATTCGCAAAAGCATGCTTTTCATTTCTGGACCGTTTTGAATCTGATCCACCCCGCCAATTTGTAAATACGTTTTGGTTTTGAATTCAAAAGGTTACAGAAGAAAGTCCACCCCCCATACAGGAGTAAGACACATGAGCACCACCACGATCACCTGGACCTGGAACCACCGCGCCGGACACGTTTGCACATCGGAAGACGGACGCTGGATCGTCACGGAACTGTACGCGCAGAAGTGGGAACTCTACGATCACCACGATATGCAAATCATTGGCACGTACCAGTACTACATCGAAGCACAGAGAATGGCTGAAACTTTATCTAACCAAGGAGCAACTGCATGAAAACAATCGAAAAGTTATTGATGTTTATGGGCGCTCTTTGTCTGGCGTTACCGTTCATTCTGATATGGGCCTTATTTATCGGGGTTCCTACGATCCTGTTCGTGATGTTTGTTCAGGGTTGTGCGGGACATTGAGACATCCGAAGTTAGCAAAGTCGCCGTGTAACTCATGGGCGGCTTTGCAGTAGGCAGCGTGCGCGAGTTCGGGAGTGCCGAAGTAGCCGAGATGCTTTTTCTTGCCGTCAAGCGCGATCTGTGCCTCCCATTTTTGATTGTGCTTATGCCATCCAACACCTTTGTACCCACTTGTGTTGTCGGCGTGTTTCCCGGTGTTGCATTGGTTCTGGCTTCGGGTGCAAAGTCTCAATTCCGATTTCCGATTATCAAGTGTCAGGTGATGGATGTGATCCACTTGTTCGCCCGGCTGGGCATTCATAACGAGGCGGTGCATTTGCACTCTTGTCCGTTTCCCGTCTGGCTTGGCGATGTCGGTTTTCGCATAAAAAGATTTCGTGCATGGGTTCCACAGCGCAGACCACTTGTACTTCGACACAATCTCAAAATCTTCATCATCAATCAGCGCAATCTGGTTTTGTGTTAAGGGGATCTCGATCATGAATAGCTCCTTCAAACTGCCTTCAAGTTGAGGGTGTGGCAGCCAGTGAAGGAGCTGGAGTTCGGTCGCGCAACCTAGCCACATTGGTATTATAGCACGTCCCAAGCCACCCATAACCCTCCGCCCGGCATCGGCACTCCGCGCTCCATCGAAATCCGCCTGATCTGTCGATCATTTTCGTATGCAATGCCTTGTAAAATATCAAAAATTACTTTAGAGGAATTATCCAAGTCGATACTTCTAACGGTATCTCCGAACGGGTCTTTTAGCTGCCGTTTGTGCCAATCTTTTGGAGCCATGGGATGCAAAGTTATCGCTATGGATACAGGCCCCGTAGTTGGATCGCTGACGCCCTGGGACCGCGCCAGAGCCCACACAGCGGCCTTGTACGCCTTAGCCTCAGCGCTGACCGTCGTGTGCCCCCGGAAGTTGCGCCAGTACCGGTTGGTAGATATCGGGTACGGCAACATCAACTCATTCACGACCGCACCCTGAACTTCTCGCAGTGACGCGGGGCTGTCGGGAATGCCGCTCGGTAGTCGCCGGCCTGTCCCGCTGGTGGCTCCCCCGTTTTCGTAGCACCGCACGACCCGAGGGACATGGCCGGGATGGGGCTACCGGGAATAAACCTGTCGCACTGACCACACCGCACAATACCGTCGCCATGCCCAATTCCTGCCGCCTTCCTTTGCTCCTGCTGCATTTTAATTTCCCTCTGGTCTAGTTGGGTCACTCGTGTTGTTTGCGTTGATTGTAGGGCTTCTACGCCGTTCCCATTCTTTCCAGGGGTCGTCGAACATCGTACAGCACTCGACCCATTCCAGCTCTGAAGCCAGATCGTCGAGGACGCCAGCAGGGAGCGATTCGTCGAGATAGCGGGATGCTGTCACGAAAAACCGCCCAACAATGCGCGAATCTTTGTCATATTCTCGTCGATCACCGAGTCGTCGGCCTTTTCAACAGCGGGGCCTTCCAGCGCCAGGCGTTCAGCAAGCTTCTCAAGGGCTGGGGTAGCGCTCGTCTGTGGTGCAGCAAGATATTTGATCCCGTCCGGCAATGCGTCCGCGGTCAGCAGGCCTTTTCTAAGCGCATCGCTCATCGCGTCAATCGCCGACTGCTTCGCCCCGGGCCCGTATCCTTCGGTGAGATGGTACACCGCTGGGATGCCGTCTCGTTTTGCGACATCAACGATACCAGCATAGATTTCCTTGAACGCCATGCGAGCCGGGAGTGCCCCCTCTTGCGCGTAAAGTTCGGCAACGTCTCCCCATGCGTCCTGAATCTGCTGCGTCCAGACGATCGGAACATGCTCGCCTTGGGCTGCCTTGAAAGCAATTGCCCACGCTTCTTCGGGGCCAGGATGAGGCAGATAATCAGTGGACTTTTGCGCAGGAAGGAGCTTGATAAGGTCCGCAGCCATTGGCATGAATCGGCCAGCTTCCGGGTCCTGAGCATGTTTTCCTGCTGCGGCATTAATGGCTGTAAAATCATAGCTCTTGAGCAAATCCCAATAGATACCCATGGCCGATTCTGATAGGGGTTTTCGGTAATACTCGCCCATTCCGGTTATCAGTGCTGAAAATCTGGCTAAATCATGGTCAATCATGTTGATTCTCCTTATTTTTTGCGAGCATTTTGTTCATCCATGATTGGGCATTGCGGGCCGTTTCTGCCCCCGCTTTGGACAATCCTAACGGGTTTGCGTCAGAGATAGCGGTTTCTGATTTGGTTGTCTCAACCGCATCATTCCACCGTTCGCCCCGAAGGTAGGTTGCCGGGTTCAGCACAAAGCCATCCAGCCAGGGTCTATGGTTCGCGGTCCTGATAGCCAAGTCGTCAAGGATCTGGTCAGCGATAGCATCGAGCCTCTTGCTTGCCCAGACCTTCATGCAATCCGCTTTTGCTGCCTTCTTCGGGTATGCCTTCCAAAATTCATCGAACCGATTCGTTGTTTTGAGAGCGGTCGAAGGCTTCTTTTCGACCAATAGTTGGGGCGCCACAGATTTTTGGGACTCAACCGGAACAGGAGAAGGAGAAGGAGAAGGAGAAGGAGAAGGAGAAGGAGAAGGAGAAGGAGAAGGAGAAGGAGAAGGAGAAGGGGCATTGCTAAAACCTGCTACGGGCATGCTACGGGCATCGTCTGACATTGCTACGGGCATGCTACGGGCATCGTCTGACATTGCTACGGGCATGCTACGGGCATCGTCTGACATTGCTACAAAACCTGCTGGGTTGTTTCTGGGTTCCGTTTTGCATCTTTCACTGTGCTTTTTAGATGTCCTTTTTTTGGCACGATCAGACATGGCAGCCTCGGCATATGCTGTCCCATGATGCCGCACTATCGCGGCAAACTTTGATTTTTCTGATCTTGCGTTCTTCCCGCACACCCACGGGTTATGATCGGCCCAATCGTGGATGGAAAAATTCCCAGACTCGCCATCAATCAGTCCTACTTCAGAGAGTGTGGCGACGAACGCGCCTTCCTCCATCGGCCAGTCCACGCATAACTCAATATCATCATCGGTCATACCAGATAAATCACCATCGGGACGATTTGATGCGCACCACAAAATTAGGGCTATAAATCGCAATGGACCTTCCGCTTTAAACCTGCGATAAAGTTTTTTTATCTTTGGGTGTTGAAGAATGTCAGTTTTAAGTCGAGCGTCATCCGTCATGGCGTCGTTTCCAATATTGGGATGAATTCGTCGTTAAACGAAATATTAATCCTGTCCATTCCATTGCTGTCGGGCAGCGTGTTGGCGAGATTGGTTAAAGCGTGAGCTATGGCCAGCGCCTGAGTCTTTGAATAGGTCACGGGCGGATCGTTGGGGAGGTCTCCAAGGTGACTCATGGAGAAGTCAGGAACATGTCGAGCCCTTGGGTAAATAGCAATTCTATCGGCAAGAGACCGTGGGTCGCTTGCATAGTGCGTGCAAATGATATCGCTTACCCTTCCAAGCAATGGTGTTCTAATCACAAAAAACATAATACCCCGTCCTTTCCTGTCCAGAAATAGGTGCCGACGACGATTGCGCGGACAGGGAAACGCAATCTAGGGGTGCCCCCCTTGTCGGCATAGAAGTCGTTATCCCGTAATTGGGTTCCACAAATCAGGGCGCAAGTCGGATGCCAGGACTTGTCCTCCCGTGGCAGCTTCGATCTGGACCGCACGCTCCGCAGTAATGCGGTTGGTCCCTTTCACCCAGTGGGACACCATCTGCCGAGAGACGCCGATCTTGTCGGCAAATTCTTGCTGTGTGCTGGTTTTAAGATAATCTTTCAGTGTTTGCATAGCTCAATACTACTCCTATAATGATAAATCGCAAGCATCGCTTGTCATGTCAATCCCCCCGCCGCCAATCCGCAGCGGTGGACCTCGGCACAGTGCCTGCCACGCGCCCCTTCCGCAGAAACTCCTCCTGCTTCTGCTTCAGGAACGCCTCTATCGTCTGAGCACCGGACTTGTTCAGCACATCCTTCGTCCGGTCGTCTGCATAGGGCTGCTTCTTACTCGGTATCGTCGTCGTCATATCCCAGGTCTCCGAACAAGTCTGGCCGCTGATCCATGCGCGTGATAGCGCCATGCGTGGCGATCTCCAGGCTGCAACATGCCACCGCCCCGATCTTGCCGGGGTTGCGGCTCCAGTAAGACACCGCCTGCTCGCTGACGCCCAAGAGGTCCGCGAGATGTTTGTGGGTGTGCGTTTTCAGATATTCGGTGATCGTGCCCATAGTGTTTCTCCAGATGATGATGACGAATGGTAAACTATTTTGATGTTACGGACAATAATCCTGTTGACACGTCCACACAACAAGCGTAATGTCCACTCATCAGCAACACGCAACCAGCAAACATAAGGAGAACATCGTGACCAGATACGACTCATACAACGACCAGCGCCAGGCCGACGCCGAGGACGACGAAGACGCGGCAGCAGCGTTGCAGGAAGCAATTGAAAAGGAAGAGCAATCCATATGCGACTTCCCAGGAGAGTCCCCGGAACTTTTGGACTCTCTCAGCGGATACGAGAAGGACAAGATGCAGAGACTCATCCGCAAGCTCATATCACAATATCGCTATCAGGGCGAAGAACGCGCCCAGGGCCTGCAAGATGTCAGCCAGGAGATTCTGGACCTGTGCGGGCGCGTGATACATGAACAGGCTGTTATCAATCTCAACTCACGAGGGAATTAAAATGGACCTACTAAACCGCTTTACGAACGCTGTCATTTTCTCGGCAGAAGTCGAAACCGTTAAAGAATTAGTGCTTGCCGCAATACGCGGAGAGGCCGACCTGCGCGAGGCCGACCTGCGCGAGGCCGACCTGCGCGGGGCCAACCTGTTCGGGGCCGACCTGCGCGAGGCCGACCTGCGCGAGGCCGACCTGCGCGAGGCCGACCTGCGCGGGGCCAACCTGTTCGGGGCCAACCTGTTCGGGGCCAACCTGTACGGGGCCAACCTGAGCGGGGCCGACCTGCGCGAGGCCGACCTGAGCGGGGCCGACCTGCGCGGGGCCAACCTGTTCGGGGCCGACCTGCGCGGGGCCGACCTGCGCGGGGCCGACCTGCGCGAGGCCGACCTGCGCGGGGCCAACCTGTTCGGGGCCAACGCAAAAATAAACGGGCATTCTGTGATTCAAATCAATGGAATGGCGTATCCGATTTTAGTCACCGACACACATCTGCGCGCCGGGTGCCAAAACCATACCTTTGGCGAGTGGCGGGCGATGAGCGACGAAGAAATCGCAGAGATGGACGGCAAGAGAGCCACCGATTTTTACCCCACACTGATCGGCATCATTGACCTGCTGTGCAAAGACCGGGAAGTGCGCATCGAAATCACCGCCGACGACATGGAGCAATCGATATGACCTACCCTCTGACAGATGCGAAAACTCAGGCGCTCTGTGAACGCCGGGAGCAGCGGCGGTATGAGATCGCGAAGGATTGCATGGCGGCGCTCATCTCAACTGGGTCCGAAGATGGCGGCTGGTGGACGCCCTCTTTAGCGGCAATGGAGGCCGTTGAGCACGCCGATGCCCTCCTAGCTGAACTAGATCGCACGAAATGACCACAACCATCTTCCTCCTCGTTTGTATCGCATGGGCAGCGGTTGTTCTTCTTATTGCTTGGGGGCCGAGAAAATGACATATCCTGAAAGAATCTGGGTGCCCACGAATAAGGGGCACCTTGACGGTAATTGCTCACATGAAGGAGACCCTGAGTCAGACGTTGAATATGTGCGCGCTGATTGCGTTGCCAATCTCAGAATACAGCTGGAACGCGCAAAACACTATATAGAGTGGATCGACCAAGAGCTTCATTTTGTGACCAGAGAAAGAAACGCTTTACGCGAAAATATGGCTGCGTTCATGAATGAAACTGTCGGAAAAGCACTATCGCTGATGCCTGCCCCTCCCGTTCATCTCACGGTGTCACAGGAATCTGCGGACAAGATCATAAAGGAGTTGAAATGACACGCATAAAAACAGTGCTCATTACGTGCACCGCAGCAGCCGCAATCATCGGTGCCGTAGGACTGGCCCAGCTATCCAACCGGCTCGGCTACAAGCGCGGCTGGCAGGATGCCCAAATAGCAGTACAGAAGGCCATCTCATCGGCAGACTACCCCACGGTGTACCTCACTTACCCCGGTAAAATGCCGGTTGCCATTTTCCGGGACGGCTATTGCACGCCCTATCCTGCCACGCTGCCACCATTTTACCATCACGTTTTTGTTTCGCCACGATACGAACCCTGTGCCGGTCAGCATTACATGAAACCGACCGCCGAGAGCCCAGCACTCGCGGCCATTACTAAGGAGATACAGAAATGAAAGAGCAATTCCCGCAAGGTGGAGAATGCCGTCCGCTGCCCATGTTCATCAGCGGAGAAGCTAAAATATATAAATTTAAAAATGGGTATGGTGCATCAATTGTTTGCCACCAACATTCCTATGGCGGTAACGAAGGATTGCTAGAGTTGGCAGTCTTGAAAGGTGATTCTATTTGCTACGACACCCCGGTAACTGACGATGTGGTAGGTTATCTTACCACTGAGAAGGCGACTGCTATTTTGGAAGAAATCAAAGCGCTTCCAATCGTGCAGTCCTGGCCGGTGCCACCACAACCAGTAGCGTAAAGGGGTATCCCGGTGATACTTATCCCGACATCGCCAGAAGTCATAGCCTGTATCCGCATAAGGCATGAAGACGAATTGACCATTTTTAGCTCATTTTCTGACCCCGACGGAACGTGGCTCGATGGCACGAGAGAGACAGGAAAAATGATGACGGAGTATTGCTTCAAAAAATCTGAGCGACCGCTTTTTCGTATCCAGTCAACTTGGAATATTTCGCCATCAGACTGTAAACGGCGCAACGAATTAGTTGAATACTGGCTTTGCATCGCCGAAGAAAACGACTTTTAGGAGAACATCATGAAATCAAAACTTACAGAATACCTGCAAAACCACAACAAGGAAGCATTTTATAACCAGCATTACATGGTCGAAAACCCGCATTTTATGCTTGGAGTTTACCAGTCGTTACTGGAGAGCCTCGTCGATTTAGTGGGAGACGATGTAGCACTCAGCCTTTCTGAAGCGAGAGATATCTTGGCAGAAAGAAACTCTGTCGCATGGGACCAGATAAAGAAGGGGGTGTCGGCATGAGCACAATAACAATACAGGGTCACCCTATAACCATTCAAGCAAAAATCGATACGAATTACTCGGCAGCCGTAGATTACTTATTGGTCGGCGTTGGCCCGATGTCGCTCGGAATATTCAACGCCGCTGAGCGCAAAGCCTTTATCCGTGCTCTGCAAGATGCTGATACTGAGCTTTATATGGCGTCGTTGCGTGACAAGAAAGAGGTGGCCGCATGATCTACATAGACCCCCATGCATTGGTAGATTTTCATACTGCTCAAGGCCATATCGTGAAGGCCTTATCAAGCGCCCTGGAGCGGATAGCGCGGCTCGAAGAGGATGCCGCTCATGAGCGCCAGCTATCCGTCGCCATTCTTGAGGATGCAATCCGCGCCAAAGCAGCCCTTAAAAGCTACGTGATAGTGGAGATTCTTGATGGTGCCTTTACCGCCATCGACAAGCGCGTCAAGAAGATGGAATGGGATCAGGGAAACTAAACAGTTGACGTGTCTTAAATATGGTGTTATCGTTTGTTCAACATGACAGGAAGGGGATATCAGTGAATGCAACAATCCAAACAGAACAGCCTGACCGGCTGACATATATCGGCGGTAGTGATGCGGCAGCGATCCTCGGAGTGTCCCCATGGCAGACGCGATATCAGCTCTGGGCCAAAAAGACCGGGCTGATTGCAGATCAGGTTGATACTGACAAGGAGAAGATTTTTGCTCGCGGCAAACGTCTTGAGCCCGTAATCCTCCAAATGTTCGAGGATGAATCTGGGCTGCATGTAGAGCACCGCAACCGCCGCTTTTCCGACTCGGAATACCCCTTCCTTGCCGCTGAGATCGATGGGGAAACGGGCAACGAAAACATCGACGCCAAGAGTGCCCAGCCCTTCGCAAGGGGCCTATGGGGGGAGGCTGGGAGCGACGAAATCCCGATCTACTACGCCGCTCAGTTCATGCACGGGCTGATGGTTACGGGGCGCGATGTTTGCCACGTCGCCGCGATGATCGGCCTGGACGACTTCCGCATCTTCAAGGTCCAGCGGGACGACGATCTGATCTCATTCATGCGCGAAAAGGAGATTGAATTCTGGGGTATGGTCCAGAACCAGACGCCGCCGGAGATCGAGACGGCGGAAGATGCGCTGTTGGCGTGGCCGCAGTCTCAAGGGGTGGCTGTTGCCGTCAGCGACGAGGTTGCCGCCCAAGTAGCAAACTTGAAAGCAGTTAAGGCGGCGATCAAGGACCTTGAGAAGCGGGAAGAGGCTTTGAAGGGCTTCATTCTGCCACATTTCGGGGAAGCCGAGCGCATGGAATGCGGCGGCCACCTTCTGGCAACATGGAAAGCTCAGGACGCACGACGTTTAGACCAAAAAGCCATTGGGGATGCTTATCCGGACCTTGTTGAACAGTTCAAAAAAACCACATCAACGCGCGTTTTGCGCCTTAAATAAGGGGATTATTATGAGTGTCGAATCACTGAAAACAGCAGTAACCAAACAACCCAAGAAAGACCTTGCGGCCATGAAGCCAGCCGAGAAAGTGGCG